GGGCGATATCCCACCCCATCGAGTTTAATAGTTCCCGGACCTGGACATTCTCCCTGGCTATCTTTAGTACACTGGCTTGTATTGCTTCGCCCTTGGCTATCTCCTCATTCTCTTTCTCTTTCTCGCCCGCGCCTTTGGCTTTAGCATCATTCCGCTCTTTTTGTAACTTTATTCCAGTCGCTTCGAGACTATTATATGTTGCTATTTTAGCAATATCCTCTGAATGAAGTTTTATTAACTCAACAATCTCTGCCTGCGCCTCTTCGGCCCACTTCTTCCCCTGAGTTATTGAGTTTTCTGTTGCCTGGAGTTTAGACCTTGCCGCCTCTGCCGCCCGCTTATCTCCCTCTGACTCTGCCTTGGCTATATCGGCAAGATACTTTTTCTTTGATTCTGCTTGCTCTTTATCTATTCGTTTTCCCTGCTCAAGTTGCTTTGTCAGGTAAGCCATTCTGGCCTCGCCCGCTTCCGTGGATTCCTTTAATCCTTCAACCTCTCCGGCAATGGCCATCTTCTTCGCCCGTATTATTACCAGTGCTGTATCTATCTCACTGACGGCCAACTCATTATTTTTACCTATCTGTTTATCTACCTCCGCCCGGTTTAGTTCGTACTTGCCCGTAAGCGTATTATATGCCACTGACAGGGTATCGGTTGCATTCCTCAAATTAACTAGTGCTACCTGCTGTTGAGCCTGTATTGCCGTAACACTCTTCCCCGCCGCAACCGCTTTTTTCTCTCTCTCAACCAACTTGTCATATGCGCTGAGTAATTTCTTGAGGTCCTGGTGCTTCTTCGTTACCGCGTCAATCACCGCCATCTGGGAGTTTAGCGCACCGCTCAGTTCACTAATTGCTGACGCCGCTTTCTTGCTTTCCTTGACCGCCCCGGATAGAGCAAAGATTAAACCCCCTGCCACTATTGCCGCAACCAATAAAGAGATCCCCCCGGTAGCTATAGCAAATTGCATCCCGAGTAAGTGCACCGCCACTTTCGCCGCTGCTATCAATGCCAACAGCGTCGGTATTATCGCCATCAATGCCGCTATAGTAGCCGCGATACCAGTGATAACAATTACCAAGGTTTTACCCGTTTCGCCAAGATCGCTGAACGTCTCTCCCAAGCCGGATAGCATATCTGTCAATCCAGCGACTACCCCGCTCCCTTGTATCGCTTCATTGAAGATATCCCCCAGCCCCACAAGCAACTTAAATCCCGCCTGCGTTAATTGCCCCATCTGAAAAGCCAGTGTCCCCGTCTGCTTCTCGAACGCCGCTTGGGCTGCCCCAGCGGATCCGGCTGATAGCGCGATATCCTGATAGAACCCATCTACATCACCGAGTATCGGCATAAGTACTTTTAGAGCCCGGCGGTTGGTTATGACACTGGCGACTTGCTCTTTCGTCGCCCCGGATAATATATCAATCACTCCGGCCAATCCAATGGTCTTGAGTGTCTGTGTATTTAGCTCAAAGCCTAATTCCCTGGCCGCGACCTTTGCATCTTCCGTCGGCTTCAGAAAACTCATCATCATCGAGTTTACCCCGGTGATCGCTACCCGTGTTTTAACACCGTTCCTGGTTGCCGTTGACAACGCCCCCGACAATTCATCAAGACTAAGTCCAGACTGCGCCGCGGTAGAAGCCACCATACCTATAGCTGGAGCCAGTTGCGCAAAATCAGTTTTCCCCCGATAAACCGTGGCGAACAGCTTATCAGAGATAACCGTTGCATCAGCGGCAGCCATCCCGTAAGAATTCATGATCGTAGTAACAGCGTCCGCCGCCGTGCCGGTATCCGTCAGCCCTGCCGCTGCCGCTTTGGCCGAAACTTCCAGAACCCCTAACGCCTCCGTCGGTGCTACACTTGCGGATAGTATGTCATACAATCCTTTGGATAATGTCCCGGTACTCTCACCCATAGCTACCCCTAAGTCAAGGATCTGGGCCTTGTACGCCTCCATCGAATCCATCCCCTCCCCGGATAGCATCGTACTGACCTGGGCTAGCTGCTTCTCATATTTAGCGGAGGCATAAGTCGCCGCCGTTACAGCCCCCGTAATAGCAAGAAGCGCCCTCCGCCCGGTTCTGCTGATACCGGACATGGAGGACGCTACTGCATTATAGGCCGAGGACATTTCCTTTGCCCCGACCGTAACTTTCTTGTGGAGCTTGTCAAGAGACTGGATCACCTGCCTGGCATCCGCCTTGATATCTAAATATATTCCACCGACGTTAAAGGCCATAGGTTTTTATCTCCGCTATTTCTAGTATATCTTTTTTGCCTGTATTACCACCCCCTCTCGGTAGTTTGTTTTTGAACTTTAATTCTGGATGATCCAATTTTATTATCGTATCAATCTGCGACGCGTACCCGTTAAATTGCCCCCATGATAATCGTTTAACCTCCTCTGGTTTCAGATTATAAAAGTGAGCAAACAGCGCATACCAATACGACCAATCCCCTATTTCTTTTTCTTTGCCGGAACCTTCCCCCCGAAGGCCCCTGGGGAGTTTTTTGCTTTCTTCTTGCCCTGGTTATCCAGCTGGATTAGCTTGGTCATAAGCTCTTTCAGCTGACTCACCGGGAGCATCGTGAAAAACTCATCCTTTGTAATATCCGGATGCTTCCTGGCCACACTCCGATAAAGTAGATACGCCTGATTCTCCGGGGATTTCAGAGCCTGGGTCCATTCCTTCGGGGTTACGTCCCCGGTAAGGATCGTATTGATCTCTTTCATTATCTCCGCACGAGGCTCACTGATCCCCTTCATCACAGCCGCTGTGCTTTCTGCTAGCGTCTGCTTGATCTTCATTTCCAACGCCCCGAAATCATCAAGCGATAATCTCGTGAACTCTAACTCTCTCCCCTCTATCTCCACGACCAGCGGCTGCGCCGTCATCGTGTCCAAATTCTTTTTCTCTTCTGTCATCTTCTCTCTCCTTATTCGACGAAGACCGCTGCCACCGGCGCGCTGCCTTCCATTTTTAGTTCCTCTCCAATGTTTCCCCCCACCTTGATATCTGCCAGGATCTTTCCCAGCGTTTTAAAATACATAAACTGATTGGCGAATCTAAACTCTAACTCCCGCCCTTTGACTTTCTCATCTAAATGATAACTTAAGACCCGTGCCACCCATCCCTTCATAATAATCATGTTCGGGTTATTAGATGACACGGGCCTTTCGCTATCCGGCTCAGACATTGGTATCCGGGTCAGCTTCCAGCGTCTTCCGGCGCCTATCTGCCGACCCTCAAAAAAGATACCAACAAATTTACCGTAATGTTCCATTATGTCTGGAGCTCCTGTTTACGCCAGGGTAGTAGTAAGCACCCCGGTCCCGACGTAGTTAAAGGTCACAGAGACCAATCCGTCGTAGGGAACACTCACGTTTACCGCCGTGATATAAACGGTTCCGGTGTAGCATTTAGTCGCGTCAACGTAACCAAACAGCGTTACGGTAGTCCCGCCAGTCAGCGCGTCTTGCAACGCTTTTTGCTGATTGGTAGTGGTCATGTACCAGTTGCCGCTGAAACTACCATCCCATTCATACGGGCCGCAGAGTAACTTATCTCTGGTAGTACCATACTTAGGGACGTCCACCGGCGTCCTGCTGATATTGATCTCAAAGTTCGAGATTTCGGCGACGTCAAGGGTCCCGACTGCCACACTTCCATTTTCTCCACAAATTGCACTCGTGCTCATAATTACCTCCTGGTATTATGCAAGGGGAAAGTTATCCTTCCCCAACTAAAATTGAGTATTGCACAATAATCCTCTTCACACCTTCCTCCCATGAATAGTCCCCCGAGGCAAAATCGAATCGGCAACACACCGAATTGAATCCTGCTATTGTCAACACCGCGCTGTTACTTTCCATCGCGGTGGTTAATGCTTTCTTTATTCTCGACGCCTTATGGGACGCCGACTCTCCGATTATTTTTTTGCCATAGATATCAAACTGAAATTTTAAAGGCCAATACTTATTTGAGAAGGTATTCTGACTTGCTTCGCTTACCTTGAAAAATCTTACATAATCAAGCACAGCCCCCTCCGGTATCTCATCCCGGTATATGGCGGTCAGTAAAACCATCAGGGCGACCCCCTCCGTCCCCGTGGTCAGCTTCGAGTAGATCCCCGTTGCCACTGCATTGTCATCTAATACTGTCATTTCTTTAACTCCAAAAATACTCTTCTGACATTTGAGGCATTTCTGTCTATTGCCGGGCGGATGAATGGCCTGGGTTTAATTGTTACGCTCTTCTTCAAAATAAACAGCGGTACTGGTTTCGCCCTGCCTTTAGGTGAGGCAAATATAATATTATTATGTATGTATGTATCTTTAAACTCCCTGGCCGATCCCCGTCCCACACTGAGACCTGTCATTGCACCACCACCCCATTCCTTTGGGAACGGTATTGTTAACCACTTTCTTTTTTTCGGGGTAATCGTATCCCCGAACTCGTGTAACGGACCATATACCAGGTTAGTCCCGACTACCCCCCGAACCTCTGTAACTGTCCCCCCTGGATCCGGTATGCTTGTCGCCCCTCGCGCCTTTGCCTTTGCTCCCGGCGGTGATCCCGATCCCCCTCCCGTCCAGTTACTCGTGATACTTGCCCTTAGTGCCCCGGATCGCGTCCCTACCATCGAACTTTGATAATTGACCGTGTTCGGCGGGCCTGATATTGATATCTTGATATCAGCTTCAATCTTGCGGCAGCACAATTCCATCTTCTTTTTCATATCGAAGTGCAAAGCTCGTTTAAAATCTTCACCCTTCCATATTACTTTAACTTTAGACTGCGCCGGCATCTATCGCTCTCTTTCTCTCCCTCCATAGTTTTCCATCATGGTCCTTATGCACCATCGACGGATTGCCCTGCGTCTCTGTCGGCGGTGGATGTTCTATCCCCACCTCTTCGATGAAATGAAAATAACCTCCCCTCTTCGCCCGAGCCGTCAGCTCATTATCCCCGCCATAGTGCCTGTACCTCGGATAGAATATCTCGCCATTGCCGTAATCCAGATAATCCACCATCGCCCGGTTAAGTATTGCATGAGTCCCCAGCCGATCTCCCCAGTAAGGATTGTTCATCGCCATAACAACGGGGTTGCCCGGCCCCTCAGCCACCCGTAGCGCGTCTATCGCCTTCCTTAGCGGTCTTTCCCCCTTTAAGAAACTATCATCGCTCCACGGTAGGAAATATTTATGCCCGGCGGCATAAGCCAGCTTTGCCATATCATTGATTGCCTCTATATATTCCGAGTGTTCGATATGAAATATCTGACCGGCAAAGCTCTGATTGAATATCTGCTGATCAAAATCCTTATACCCTTCCCAGTCTCCGTCAAATACCAGATAAACCATTACCGGTCTATATGCTACCCGCCACTTCAAGTCAGCCAGGCATTGTTTCAATATCTCTGGTCGATGTCGGGTCGGTATCAGTATTGCCAGCGTGTTATTCATTATTGGTAGCCTCCGCCATAAGCCAGTTCCGTTCCCGCCGGTTGAATACGACATTGTCATTAACCCGGATATGAGTATCACGGATTTGACTGATCTCTTCCGGCTTTCTCCGGGGTCCCTTCCCCTTCGCGTAAATCTCCATAATCTTCGCCCGGTCAATCAATTCTTTGTCCCAGTTGTACCGGATATAATTCGGGGGGACGCAGGTATTCTCCGGCAGGTCCATTACCCGGATGAATTTTTTGTTAAACATTATTATCTCCCCTCTCAACTCAAGCAAACCCGCTCCGCGCCCGAACTTATCATCAAACAAGTCCACCGCCTTAGTCAGCCAACCTTTCTCCCACGGATCAGCATCCGGCATCCAGGTCAAATATAAATCAGCCTTGCTATCCAGCCCCTCATACAATTTATTTATTGCCCCTACCCTCTCGACGATCCGATCGCTAGTAATTCCTGCCACGCTCATCTTATATTCCGATGAGTCAAGATTCCTGAATCCCACCGGGTCCGCGTCATAAAACACGAACACCCCCACCTCTGGATATACTGTTTTTTTATCCAGCTGCTTCAGGGTATCCGGCAGGGTCATGACAAACTTTTTCATTGTCGGCAATAATATCGCCACCTTTTTCATTTACCTCTTCTCCTTTTTTCGGTTAGACCATAATTATTTTATGGCCTTTTTGAAAGTATCTATAGCACTCTTTAAATAAATCTTCAATCCTTTTTCATTCCACGGCCCCGCCAGTCTCCATTCTCCTTTCTTTAAATCCTTCGGCATCCGTTTCGCGATATGATCTCTTGAGCAAATATTAGTCCCGTGGTAAATCCTGATATATAATCCCGGCCAGTTATCTTTAGTACATACCTCCCCGGCGTATTCTCCGTAAAACGCGCCATCCGTACCGCCCAGCTCTTCATTTTCCTCGAAGTATCTATGCCCCTCATTTTTATAGAGTATTAATCCCTCCCCCTTACAAGAGAATATATATGCTTGATCAGTATCTATAAAATAATGTATCCGATATTTTAAAGACGTTGCTACCGCTCCGATCGTTTCGACCGCGTTCATCTGCGCCCGGATCCTGCCGGGGTGGTGGATATCATCATCATCCCACCGGATAATATAATCCCCGTCCGCCAGCCGATCCCCGATATTTCGCATCCAGCCATTGTTCCGGCCCCTCTCCACCAGAACCTCCCTTACTATCGGGTTAGACTGTTTCATTAAAAAGGCATCGCCTTCGTTCACAATTACCAGTTCCTTGTTCTCCCATTCCTGGCGCAAGAAACACTCAATCGCATGTAAGGCCATCTTCTCCCGGCCTTTTGTCGTTGGCATTACTGCCGTTACTAGCCGTTTGCCTGACTGTTTCTCTGTTGCCTTTCTCCATTTTCCCGGCCATTGCTTTATTAGCCTTACCCCCACTCGCCACTCTACCGTCCAAATCAGCTGCCCTTCCCTGGTATCGATACCTTGCCCCCGGTAACTATCCATCTCCGCTGACGGCTTGAACTCTATTCTAATTTTTTCAGGCAATTCCAAGTTCTCTCCTCCGTGATATCTCTTCATCCCACTGAATATTTGAGTAGATATCTTTTAGTTTATTTCTTTCTCCGCTTCGGAGATAAGATAGATGTTGAATAATACAATCCTTTATCGTACCCCCGGACTCCACTACTCCGTTATTATCAACAAGATAATTATGCACCATCTCATAATGCAAACCGATCGTATTGCGTACCAACCTAAGTCCAATACTATACGCTCTCGGGTTCATCCGGTTGCCAATGATTATGATATTGTATGCCCGGCCCCATAACGGATATTCCGGCCAACCTGCCAGTCGCTCATCAGCGTCAAGAATCAAATACCAATCTTCCGGATCCTCTGCCAATAAATATACGTTCCTTTTTTCTACTTGATTAATCCAAACTCTCTTCGGTATTATGACTTCGGCCCCCCATCTTCTGGCCTCCTCAATCGTTCCATCCGTGCTCTTGAAATCATTATTGATTAGCGGGAATCCCGTCCATGCCCCATCCACTACAATTATCCTATCCGCCCATCCTCTCACGCTTTTAATCGCGCCGCTTATAAAATCGATCTCGTTATAAGCTGATATTACTGCTAATCTTTTCAAGTGATTTTCCTTCGGCAACCGATCTCTAAATGATCGTTAAGGTTCCCCGGATTATCTATATCCATAATCTCGTACCTATCCGATCCCACCACTGCCTCCATCTTCGTCGTTATTCCGGCGGTAGTTGCATTATATTTCAAGTATGCGATAAACTCTGCCGCCTCCCCCGGAGCGCCTACTATCAATCTCTCGTACCGGCTCAGCGTTGACCATACCCCCCGGATCGTATCATATAATACCGGAGCCGCTTCGATCTGGCCGCCCGCTCCGTCCGAAGATGTCGCCACGGTTTGAAAGGTGATACTTGTCTTTTTGCCCGGCACTCCCATTATAAAGATTGCCTCCGCATCATCGCAATTACACCCTGTACGAATTTCGGCACCTGGTCATCTTTTAATACCCTCGAAACATCTCCTGCCTTAAAGCTCTTAAAGTTCTCCATATTCTGATCGACCATCTCATAAAATACCTTCGTCATTTTTAAGATAGCCAGCTTCAGGTATCCCGGCACCGTTGTAGTCGTGTACCCCGCTTTATAAGTGACCGAGATATTATTTGTCCCCATACAAAATACTCCGTCCCTCAGCTTTATGCTCCCCTCTCCGTCAATCTCAAACTTCTCCTCCGATGGGGAATCCGGCATATCAAACTCACACTTATTATTATTAGCATTACCCCCCAGCCGGTCAAACATCTCCGTTGCCAGGATGTCATCGTTAGCCGAATCACTCACCCCCGCCGTCCATCCGTGTCCCTCTGCTATCACCAGAGCCGCCAGCGTTGCTAGTGTCTCGGCCCCGATCGCAATAGTCGCGCTATGGGGATCTGCGCCGCCCGAAGAGGTTAGAACCAGATTGCTTCCGGTAATCGACGCACTGGCTAGGGTTAAATCAGTATTGCCATTCTTAACCCACAACCCGTCCCGAACTCCCATGCTTAACCTGGTCACCGCTGTTACTGGGTAATTACGAAGCTCCAGCCAGCTATCTCCCGTGCCGTCATATCGCTCTAAAGTATAATCCGTTTCGCCTAACGCCCTATTGACCTGTTGGTCGAACCAATCTTCCGTCGGGTCCTGAATCAACAGCATAAAAGCATCATCTGTTTCACACTCAAGATACGACGCCATCTCTGCTACCGTTATTAAACTCATTCGAAATCCTCCTCAACTTGTATCTGTATCCCATTGATATAAACCTCGTTCGTCTTATCCGTCCCGTAATGGATGAATAAATGATACTCGCTGCCCGTGGTCCAGCTGCTTCCGTCTACCGGGGCGTATACCCGGCTGCCGCTAATTACCGCACTAGTCTCCGCCACATAGCTTGTCCCGTCGCTCATCTCGATCCAGCTTGTAGCGGTGTCTATTGTAAACGATCCGCCTTCTCTCTCTTCTACCTGTATCCAGACGTTCTTCTCCTCTCCCGGTGAGAATATCAACGCCTCCCCGAATGCTAAACCTACCAGAACGCCCCCCACGGCTCCGAGGATTATCCCCATAATTAAAGCGCATAACATAACTTGATCTTTCATATCTAATCTCCTAGTCGGCAATTATAAGAGTGCCCTTGAATTGGAATGGTAAAACAATAATACTATACATTTGATCCTCCGGCGTCGGCGATGGAGTCGGAGCGACCGAAGGTGACGGGACCGGGGTGATTGTAGGTGTCGGCGTATGATATCCCACCGGCGTCGGGGTGGGTGTCAAGTACCCCACCGGCGTCGGGGTTACAGTCGGAGTTATTGCATTATACAGAAAATCATCCAATGCCAGTTCCCCGGTAGTTTTGTGATAGGTAAATCTTAACGACAGGACATCATCCATTATCTCGATCCCGCTTGTGCTTGTCTCCACCTGCGGCAATGGCTTAACCTCTTGAATATTTGACCAATAATAATACGGGTCGAAATATACTCTCCCATCGATACTCAAATAGCTATCCGATCCTGTGCCGCTCCCTCTCATCCAATAACCCAGCTCTCTGTCTACTCCCACCAGGGCCTCCGAAGTAAAGTAATCCCCATCATCCGCCAGTTGTAATCCCGGCCGGTTCAGGCCGTAATAATATTCGTGGATGTAAACGTCTGCGTTTCCTATCCCACTGAACGTCCAGCCGCTTTTTCTCACCCCAATATCGAAGTCATCGAACCCATTATAAATATCAGCTATCGGTGTTGATACCGGCCCGGAAGTTGGAGACGGAGACGGCGTCATAGTAGGTGTAACGCTCGGGGTAGGCGTGGTGGATGGTGTAGGCGTAACGCTCGGTGTGGGTGTCGGAGTTGGAGGCGACCAAAATTCAAGCATCGTCCTTTCCGGTCTGGTTTTCCACGGTCCCGGAACCCCATCTACCATAGACAGAAAGTACCCTCCGGTTTCAGGCCGGTCATGCAAATAGGCCGGAGTGGTCGTAATATCATACGGTCCCCACGGAGAACTTCCACCGCCGGTCCAATGAAAATAAACTGTCCTGGTAATTCCTACCCCGGATGTTAGCCAATACTTAAAATCTGCCGGACTGGGGCTGGGGCTGGGAGTTGGAGTTAATGCGCTTGTCGGAGATGGCGATGGAGTAGGCGTGATTACTCTCGGAGTCGGGGTCACCGTTGGTGGGGGAGTCGGGGTCAACGCGCTTGTCGGCGTGGGTTGTGGTGTCGGAGTTAATGCCGATGTCGGACTCGGGCTCGGAGTGGGAGTCGTTGGGGTCCGGGTCGGTGTAGGGAAATAGGGCGTCGGTGGAGGAGAATCAACCGGGAATGGTGATGCAGTCGGCTCCGGCCCATAGTATGCCCCTATTGCCGGAGGGTCTGGGAATGTCTGGCTATTGAAGTCGAGTACCGTTCCAACGTCTGTCCCAGCTTGCCAGCATGGATCAGGGGTAGTACGAGTAAGTTCAGTGGCAGAAGTAAAGTTGGGATCGGCAAATATATCATCTGTCCCTGTCTCGCATCCGAAATAGGTTGCCCCAGAGATATCCCACATACAGTTGTTCGTCAAATCCACTACATCCGTGAGTGTCGTGAATCCCCGTCCTGCATCTTCTATGATGTTGTTCTTTATGATTAATTCATCAATTATGTTTTGGCTGTATATCCCGTATTTAGTGATACCATAAATAGAGTTATTGAGAATTGAACAAATTGATTTTGTAGAAGTAATAATTCCATAATTGCAATTATAGATAACATTAGATACAACGGAATTTGATCCTGCAACTTCATCGGGGGTATCTAATACAACGCCATAAAAAGTAGTGAAATTGTATATCTCACTACGAAGTAGGTGGATATCATCCCCTCTCAGTAAAACTCCGTAATTATCTCCATCGTGAATAGAACAATCCTGTATCGTTACAGAGTAATCTGTGGTGTGGTCCATGTTTATGCCTTTTTTGTCCCATGGCATATCCCAAACTTCGCAATTATCTATTGTAATATTATAGTTGACTCCACCGAAATCCCCGATAAGAATCCCATCACCATCTCCATGTGCTATTTTTCCGTTAGATACTGTTATGTCATGGGACTGATAAAACCTTATATTTCCATAGTTTGTTCCTGTTGCGGAATGAGCAGTAAAGTCAGATAGTTTAACATTATTACAATTACCAAATTCTATGCAATCAATCGTTCCTCCGACTACTTTTAATCCAGAAATATCCCAATAACTTTGATAAATAAGTAAACCAGCCCTACCTGCCGCATTGATTACCGGCCCTTCCGGGTCAGTAGAATCACTCCAAACTACACCATTGGTGTCCCCATATAAAGCGATGAAGCTCCCCTCTGTCCAGCTTGTCCCACTGTCAGATGAGGTATATATTTGTACATATTCAGAATAAGCCGTAAGCCGAATCCAGCAAGTATCACCTACAGTTATGGTATTAGTGGCATAGTCTATCGTTGCCCACGCCGTACCGTCAGAACTAAGTCCTGTATTTCCGTTGTCGCCGTTTAGGCCATCAACATAATAAGTGGTAGCCACAGCAAGAGGCACAATCACCATCAGGGCAATCAGAAGGGAAATTACATTTAGGAACTTATTCACCCGCCACCCCCTCGAAAGCCTGTTTCTTCTCTTTTAATCCGCTTGACTTCTTCCACTTGACTTTCTTCGGCTTGGCTGGTTTTTGCTGTAACTTGGATAGTTTCTTGATTGCCTTGACATACTTCCACTCGTTGCTCTTCGCCCAAGCATTAGAGATAAACAAGTCCATCAGCCGGAAAGCTACTTCTGTTCCCTCAATACCGATATACCCTTGATGCCATAGTCCTCTAATATCACCGCTCCCATCCCCATAATAATGATTAATATATCCGTGGGTACATATGACCGCAAGACCAGCTTGTACGGACTGATATATCTCATCCTTCGCCATAATACATTCACCATTGCGTGTTTCTATTGGATCGTAATTAGTCTCAACCCAGTTCTCGCAATCCGGCTGCTCAAGGATATACTCGTAATATTCCTCTCCGGTTGAGCCATCAGCCGGGGTCGGTTGTGGAGTCGGGGTCTGGGCAGGACACTCGCAGGAGTAGGCAAATAACAGGGATAATGCTGTGAAAAGAATCAGAACCATACCGATAGTTATGGGGGGGGCTTTACTTTTTGTCATATTGCTTATCCCTTATACTTTGTGCTATTCGATAGGCATATTTAAGCATTAAAGCGTTATCTATAATGCCGAAGAATCTCTTTCGACATGTTTTGCAGATTTGGTAGATAGCAAATTCGAGGCAAACGACCCGGGTAGATATAGTGGATCTATTTTTATCGGTCAGAGGCACCTGGCAGTAATCACATACCCAGTCGCTCGTAGGTCCGGTATTGTGCGTTTTATGCACGTTCCTATAGTCTGGTATTGTCATTGGATATGATCTGCCATTGCGAGTATCTTGGTCTTTAATGCTATAAATACCGCTATCATCCCGCCTAACAGCCCCATTGTGCCTACTATGATCTTATCTACTACTGGGCGGTAGTTACGTCCGGGGCAGTTGTTGTGGGAGCGGATAGAGGCATCCAGCTTGTCTATGATCTGGCAGTGAACATCCTCACCGAGCTTGTTCTGGTCGTATATCTCGGTAAGCATTCGGTGAGTCCACCGGCGAGATGTATCCGGGTCGGTGTTTGCGAAGTCGTCTTCTGAGATAATTTTTACGCCGTTAGCCATATTATTCCCAAGTAAAAAAAGGAGAGGATTATCTCCCCCCCTTAATTTTCGCTTTCCCGGCCTGAACCTTGATCGCCTCCGGCCGGTCCTTGTTTTTCTTCTCATCGGATTTAGACTGAGTGAATGCCATTTTATTACTATAACCCTTTTTCATTATTCTCCTCCGGTTTGGCAGGAGGGGAGGGGGATAGAGGAGAGGGGGTTACCCCCCTTTATTCCCACTCCTGCCATTAGATTAGTTTTAGCTTTAGATCGCTCATGACCCGGTAGAGCTTCTTATAAGCACCTTCAAGTTCAATCATAATGTACTGGCCTTCATACTCCCCTCGCAACTTCTCGGCCAGTGCCGGGATGCTCTCCGCCGTCATCTCTACCGGGGGAGCTATACTTCTCCGACAATAATTTACTTTGTGAACTAATACTTTCATTTAATTTATGGAGACGGGGTCGGGGTCGGCGGGGCTGCGGTCGCTGTCGGTGCGGCGGTCGGGGTGGGAGAAGGAGTTGGACTCGGAGTTGTATAATTTACAATCAAACCCCCCTCAATCACGAACGTCCCGGCGGACCCATTGGCAACGTTCTCGGTCAACCCTGTATTGCCGGACGCGCTCACCTGACCACTCTGGGCCATAAAGGTCGCCCCGATAAGGGACACCCGGCCGTTCACGCTGTCATAACTAAATGTAGCATCCGGAGCTGTCCTGGTTCCATCCCCCCATCCTATCTGCCCCTGGTCCCGGATCCTTAACTCTGGATTCGCAATCCAAATATACTGACCATCCGGATAACCAGTAAAATTGCCATCAGCCGCCATGATAGCCGGAACGATCCAGGTTGCCAGCATCAATGCCAGCATTATTTTAAGTAAACTTTTCATAATCATATCCTCCTATCATGGTGATAGAAAAAACCCAGACACCGGTCCCCCGCTCAATGCAAGGGACCGGGACTGGGTCTGTTGTTAGGGCATTTCAAAACGAGCGAAAGCCGAAGGGATAGTCAGCGCACCACTTCTCCGAGCCTCGGCCCTGAGTGCAGTGAGGTTATTCTCCCAACATGATACCAGGCTCCCGTCAAGGGTCACGGTTACATCGCCGCTGACCTTAATCTGGAGACCGGGCCTCACGCCGATCCGGAGATACTTCAGGTTCCCGAATAGTACCGGGACAACGCCGGTTCCGTATCCAGTCTTGACCGGCATCTTCTCAACCAGCTCAACCGGGAATCCCAGGATGGTCCCGAATGCTACTCCGGTAGGATCCGCCTGAAAGATCGGCCGGCCAACACCATCAACGATACTCAGGCAATCCCCGAGAACTGTCCGGTGCATAAACCAACGGGCTCCAGCTGCGGCCTGGCTAACGATAGAACAACTGGCCTCAACGAACTTGGCATAGGTCAGGCCGTCCGCATCCGCACTCGCCAGGTCAACCTCATTGACCAATACATTATACGGGATGGACACATACGGGGACGCAACATCGCGTCCGAGGAACTGATAATCCAGGTCCTGCCCGAATGCCTCACCGCACTTGGTATCGAGATACGATACGATGTCAACCAAGCTCCCCTGTATCTCTTCATCGGAGATAACAATCTGGAGAGCAGGCTTTTTCAGGTCAAGATCGACCTTGGTCAATGTCGGCTTGGTAACCGTCTTTGCCACGGCTTCATCGGTATAAGTCACTGTGAGCGCCGAGGTATCGGTCACAACTCTAACACCATCTGATGTCTGGGTCCGGAAGTCCGCCAGCCGTGCAACCACTGACTGCTCTTCCATAATCCTGACGATCTCCGCCATGGTCTCGCGCGGGGCATTGATATAGCCGCCCTGGCCATCGGCGCCGGTGTACATGATGTCATCGGTGAGTGCCTTAATCTCTCCGCCATCTGCGGCTTTCAGGCCGAGCAGCTTGGTGTAATACATTCCACCCTTGAGAACGTCTGAGGGGTCCCGATGCGGGAATTTTGCCTTGACTTCGTTACTGAAAGCAACAGTCTTGTCCGGGCCTTTGAGGTCCTTCACGGCATTCTTAAAAATGTCCGCAAGGTCTTTTTTGGTAAGTTTGCGCGTCATGCGTAACCTCCTATGGTTTTAAAGACATTAAACGATTGTTCCCGTCTAATATCTCTGCCCCTTTCGGAACTGATATCTCCAACGGAGGTTGGGTTAAACTAAGTTACCCGGCCCGCTTCTTTCTGGTAAATCTCAAGCATGAACTTCTGGCCTTCATCTGTTTCGGTCAGCCATGCCATTGCTTCTTCTTCGTCAGCGAACTCGGGGTCACTTGATCCTAATGTACCACTCTGGTTTTTCTTGTCAACATTCTTTTTATTTTTATCTTTAGCAACCAGCGCGGTCTTCTCCAGCATCTTGATCAACTGAACTTCCAGGGTATCTTTGAATGCTTTCTCCATCACCCCACTGAACAGCTTCTCGGATAATAGTTCTGATAAAAGGTTTTTTAAATCCTTCCTGGCAACAGGCTTTCCGGCATCCGTTACGATCTCGAAGATCTCTTCGCCTTCGGCGTCGAACTCCGGTTCTTCATCGCCATCCCCATCATCGTCGCCACTTCCTCCGCCGCTATCCGATCCATTTCCAGCGTTATCATCACCGGAATCCCCGCCAGTTCCACCGCCCTCTCCGCCTGATCCAGCTTCCCCATCGCCCCCGTCAGTATCTTGTGTCTCACCCCCTGCCTGGCTATCGCCAGCACCCTCTTCTCCGCCTTTATCATCCTCTCCTCCTTCATCGCCTTCGCCTCCGTCTCCGCTATCCCCGCCAGCTTCATCACCATCTCCGTCACCTTCGCCAGAACCGTCGTTATCATCCCCTTCGCCGTCGGTATTGTCTTTGCCTTCGTCATCACCCTCTCCTTTGTCGCCTTCATCATCCTTATCGCCCTCTCCCGGCCCTTTATCATCCCCATCCTTATCATCTCCCTCTACTGGAGGGATAGCCCCGGAGGCGGCTCCTAAGCTGCCCTTATTCTTGGCTGTGCCCTCACCATCCTTACCCGGTCCCGGACGTTCAAGCCGTCTCATCTCTCCGCCACATTCCGGGCACGAAATTTCACTACAGTGGCTATCGCTCGATAATGTATAGCCGCAGATGATACACTCGCAATTATATTTACCTGCCTTCATTGCATCGCCCAGGGTGCCCTTGCGAGTCAATACCATTGTCCGGACGTATAAATCATGGAGTGCTTCATTAGTCGGCATCCCGTCATCACCCTTGATCGCTTCGTCTCCCACGATCTCCTCGATGTATTTATGAGCGGCGTACCATTCCCCCGCGCTTTTCTCATCGAACCGCTCCGGGTCGAATAGCAATCCCCTAACCACTACATCGCCATCGGTCCCCACCCCATATACCAACTCGATCCCGGCTTCAAGTACCAGGGTCTTATCGGTATCTTTAACCGCTTTGGATTTCTCCAGGTATAGCTTCTCTTTCACTTTCTCCTCTCCCTTGTTTATGCCGATCTGCTTTTTATTGATCCCCATATCCTCGACCATCTTCAGGTCATGGATCTCTCCGCTCTTTACCATTGCCATTAAAGCATCTGGGTTCGACGGGACCGGGACGATTGAATATTCCAGCAGTAACCATTTTGTATATATCCTTCGTAATGCCGTAAGGGGATTATCCCCATCTTTCAATTCTATATCTTCGTATTCGAGCGGGACAAATCCAACTGAAAAGGCTCGTAAGTGTCCAGTCTTCATCATGTGTTTTACGGTATCCGGGAACCAGTCACCCCGGTATTGTTCCGGTGCTGGGGCGAAAATCGTCTTCGCTATTATCCCTATAGTTTTTTTAATCTTCAGCCACATATTAGTCCCGACTGGCAGCTCGCCATAGCCATGCGCCCAGCATACCGTCCGATTCTTATTGTAGTCGGAGAGGTCCGCGCCCTTCGGGTCAAGGATCTCATTGTCCCGATCCATTGTTGCCGTAGAGATTACTCCAATAATCGCGTCATCGGCCTCGTCATAGCTCACATCCTTCGCCACGAAGAACTTTCTCACGAACTCCGCATCCTTACCCAGTCCCAGTTCTTTTGCCTTGCCCGGATATACGTCAGCCAGCTTAACTCTCTGCGTCATTAAATCTTTTATTTTCTTCATGCTTTGCCTCCTCGGCATTTTAATTTATGAGTCTGAATAGTGGGGCGTCATTCTTCTTTGCTTCATCGACTGTGTAGGTTATTGGTATTAGTGTGCAGACACAGTTGCAGTGAATTGGCGGAGCGGGAGTATCACTATAATCCAGGGTCATTTCGCCCCCGTCTTTGCCCGTTACTACATCGCCCTCATCAAAGAAGTTAGCATTGATATCCGCTACCCTCCCCTCCATCGGTTCGCAGAACTCACAAGGTGACGGGCCGTTGATCCACTGCTTGCCCTTCACGACATCGCTCTGCTTCCATCCTTCTAATGCTCCCCAGTTCGACGCCCGCAATGTCTCTGTTCGGGCTATCCGATTGGCCTTATATGATTCGCTTGGTACAAGCCTGAACTCTCCCTCCGGGGTTTCTTGCAACAGTCCGAAGCTTCTGCCAACACGAACCTTCAAATCGTTCAGGCTCTCCCCGGCCTCCATGCCAGTCGCCAGGCTATCCTGTAGCTGCTTGATATCAGTATCAATCGGATACACCGAGAATCCACGTCTTATTTTTCTTATCTGAGCTTGCGCCTCCGGGTTATCAATGTCGAATATCGCTATGGGATTGACTTCATCCGAAGGTAAACTATCCGCACCGAGCGCCTTATTTTCTCTCTCCACTCCCTTCCCGGTTGCCTCTTCGGTTAGTAACTTTTGTTCGACCCTATATATCCCCTCCCGGCCCGCTTCCTCATATAGTTTTACCAGCGGTTCGCTCTCATCATACATCCATGTTTTAAGAGCCTGCCCGCTGCCTATCCATGCGCCCGGATTGCCCCCCGGATTATTACTCATCCGAGCAATAACTTCCCGATAGAACTTGACTTTACTCTCTACTAATACTTTAGTCAGCTGATCCTGGTACTTGCCCGCCAAATCTTCCTGCCAGGTTTTAGTCGCGTCATCTGCTTCTTTCTTTACTAGTCGGGCCGCAAGTTGTTTAGCGTACTGCTTCATCTCATGGTTAGTTACTACCTTCTCATCATCGGGTGTCGGCCCCTGCCCCCCATCCGGGCGAGGCGGGGTCGCTTGGTTTAATTCTTGTAGGTTAGTTGGCCGATACAATTCATCCCCGCCCTCTACCGCGTCCTTACCCATCTCTTCTCGTATCTCGTTCACTGTCTTGGCTATATGGATAAGTGCGGTGTTCTCTTTGAGCTGAAATTCTTTATCGGTAGGGACAATATTGGGGAAGGCATAAAAGATATTGGGGTCATATATCGGCATGATCTGTTCATTAATCTTCTGCTCGATATTCATCAGGATAGGCTTGATGGTATCTTTAAGCCACGCATAATCATCCTGGTCGGCGTTACGCCGGTCCGTGCCCTCTCCGGTTAGCTTATATACCGGCACTCCAAATATCGCGGCCAGCTCCTCAATGGACGGCTTGTCTTTTAACAAATAAAAGAACTCTTTCGGACTGAACCCGATATTCTCTATCTCCAAACCACCCTCAAGTAATGCCATCCCGCCAGCTTTCTCCGGGCCGCCATGGATCCTCTGCCATTGCCGCTTGAATTTCTTCCACTTCTTCCCGTCCCAGGTGACTCCTTTCCCGGTGGTTTTATCGTAAGGTAGCTTAAATGCCACTGGAGGGACGGCCCAATTTTTAAAGAAATTAAAGGTATAGCTTTTCTTCTGGTTATCTATGTCAACCGATACTGCCGCCGCTTCAAGCGGTGACATCCCGCGCCACATATCATTTGGATTGACATTTGAAAAATGAACTATCTCATCGGGGGAGAATATCTCCTCTGCCGCCCCGATCTTCATTTTATAGCCCCGGATGAAGTTGTCTTTGTCCTTCAGCGGTGTCATATACTGCGTTGGCAAAAGCCATAACTCCGCCGGGATCGTTCTCCCCGCTATTG